AAATGCGAATGCTAAGCCCGAAGAGGCAAATGCGAATGCTAAGCCCGAAGAGGCAAATGCGAATGCTAAGCCCGAAGAGGCAAATGCGAATGCTAAGCCCGAAGAGGCTAAACCTGAGATGAATGATAAAATTAATTTAAATGAACCAATACAACAAGGAGGAGATGAAGAAAAATCTTGTATAGAAATTGCTAAATATTATGTAAAAATTGCACATTTATATGGAGCTATTATGAAAACTATCAATCCTGTTATAGTTTCAAAAGATAAGGACGGAAATAATCATAAATATGATTTATCAAGCAAACAATCAATTCCATCAGATGAAGAAGTAAAAAGTATAGAACATAATAATTTTTGTAGTAGAAGATTAAATAGTTTAATACAAGAAAGTGATTATGATCGAAATGACCCAAATAATATATTAATAGATTTGAAACCTCGTTTTTGTAATATGAATTATGATAATAATACAAAAAAATCACGTAAATTTTATAAGGGTGATAATACAAATAATGATAAAAATATAAATACACTAGGTAAATTTGGTGGTAAAAATATGTTTGACGATGATGATAGTGATGACAGGAGAGATGGCGATAGAGAGAGAGACAGAGACAGGAGAGATGGCGATAGAGACAGAGACAGAAGAGATGGCGACAGAGACAGAGACAGAAGAGATGGCGACAGAGACAGAGACAGAAGAGATGGCGACAGAGACAGAGATGGCGATAGAGACAGAGACAGAGACAGAAGAGATGGCGATAGAGACAGAGACAGAGACAGAAGAGATGGCGATAGAGACAGAGATGGCGATAGAGACAGAGACAGAAGTGATAGAGACAAAAATAGTATTGATAAAGAAATTAATAAAAATGTATTGAATACTAATAACTTACCTGCAATAGAAATAAAAGATGATATAAAAACTAATACGGATGATAATCGTTATGAAATTGGTATTCCTGAATTAATTAAATTATATTACGATACTGATTATGATACAAATACTGGAGAATTTACAAAAATGAGTCCTTCAATGTTATCAGCATATCAAGCTGATGTCAAAATATTTTATGAATCATTTACTGGTAAAAATATACCAACCGATGAAAATGGTAATAAAACAATAAACCAATTTAATCAAATACCTTTACGTGAATTTCATAATAGCGATAAATGTAAAAAAGATGGTGTATTTACACAAAATTATGAAGTTCCTTATAAAGATAAACTATTTCAAGAATATGCAAATCATATTAAAATTATGACTAATAATATGGATAATAATCAAAATAAATTAGTAGTTATTTTACAGGATTTATTTAAGGTTCATAAAGTAGAAAGAAAGAAAGAAGCAGAAAAAAAAGAAGAACCTAAACCGGAAGGCAAAATAGAAGCAGAAAAAAAAGAAGAACCTAAACCGGAAGGCAAAATAGAAGCAGATCCGAAGCCAGTAGAAGGAGCAGAAGAACCGAAGCCAGTAGAAGGAGCAGAAGAACCGAAGCCAGCAGAAGACATAGTTAAAATAGAAGACGTAGTTAAAATAGAAGGCGAACAACCGAAAGATATACAAGTTGGAGGAGATTTTGAAGCTGGACTAAATGAAGAAATAATACTAAATCCTGATTTAGATGAAGAAAAACTTACTAGTTTAATTAATTCTGCGCGACAACTTATTGTTCAACTTTATGTGACGTGTGAAGAAGATTTTTTAAAAGGTATTTCATTATTTGAAGGAATTGTTGCCGTTCAGCTAGCAAAAACAACTAATTCACAAATTCTTGATTTAAATAATACAATATTAGATTATTTAGCTGAATAAAATATATACATTTTATTATCTTATATTATTTCGACGTCTTATCCTCTATACGTTGTAATAAATTCTCATTGTAAATAAGCCCCGATGGTTTATAACTATCGATTGACGTATATTCTTTATTAGATTTATTTTGTTTGGCTGTATCATTCGAATTACGATGGAAAATTAATTCATTTGGATTATCATTATCTATTTTTTTATTCCCCTCTTTATCAATCCGTTCACCTTTTCCATCAATAACAATTCCGGTTTTCTTTTTTATTTCACTACGAACATAAGCTGGACACCAATTTGCCCAAGAAATCAATAATAAATTCGGATGTGTGTATTTCACAACAAAACCATTTTCTTTCAATTGATCAATGATATAAGCAGTACATGCGCCACTATCATATTTAGGTACGCCAATCATAGTTTCTGGGACAATATACCAACAATATTGTTCCTTGGTTTGTTGTCGTGATATCGTTTTAATTCTAGTATGAACACGTGCTAAAATACGATTATAAAGCGATAATGTATTTAAATCTTGTTGTTGTTTTTTCTCATACAATTCATCTAAATTTAATTTCATTGGTTCATCTGAATTATCACCAAGTGTAAAAATAGAATCCATATAGTTGGTTTAATTTAAACTAGGAAAATATATATAAAAAAATATCTCATTTATTTAATTATATAAATAAATAAATGACAATTAAACATTTAGTAATAAGTGGAGGAGGACCTACTGGGTTTTTAACATATGGTGTAGCATCGCATTTGGCTAAAAAAGATTTTTGGAAATTAGAAGATATTAAAAGTATTTATGGGTGTTCTATTGGAGCATATATGGGAGTTGTATTTTCACTTGGATATGAATGGGAATGGTTAGATGATTATTTTATAAAACGTCCTTGGGAAAAATTGGCCGCTTCATCAGCAATAAATATCATCGACATTAATGATAAAAAATGTGTAATAAATGAACATTTTCAAACAGAAGCAATATTACCACTTTTAAAAGCAAAAGATTTTGATGAAACAATTACACTAAAAGACTTGTATGAGTATAATAAAATAGATATACATTTATATGCTACGAATATAAATACACCTAAATTACAAAAAATAGATATTTCTCACACAACCCATCCTGATTTATTATTAATAACAGCGCTTCAAATGACAATGGCGTTTCCAATCATATTTCAACCAATAATAAATGAAGATGAATGTTATGTCGATGGTGGATTATTAAATAATTTTCCATTAAATGATTGTATTAATCAACAGAAATGTAATCCTGATGAAATATTAGCATTTAAAAACATGTGGAAAAATATCAATCAACGTGTAGATGAAACATCATCGATTTTTGATTTCATGTTAATAATAATGAAAAAAATGCAATCATCGCTTGATACAGAAGAATATCAAATGAAAGTAAAACATATTGTGAATTGTTTAATCGATGATTTATCTGGATTTGATAAATGGGTTGATTCGATAAATAGTGAAGAAACTCGAAGAAATATAATTGAAAATGGTTATAATCAAGCGGAATTATTTATGTCGTCTATTTCTAATAAAGTAGAAATAGAAGTCGAAGCTAGCGAAGTTGAATTAGAAGCTAGCGAAGTTGAATTAGAAGCTAGCGAAGTTGAATTAGAAGCTAGCGAAGTTGAATTAGAAGCTAGCGAAGTTGAATTAAAAGCTAGCGAAGTTGAATTAAAAGCTAGCGAAGTTGAAGATTAAATTTAACAATTAAGCCAAAGAAGATCTAATGAATTCATTCAATGTTTCTTTGCTAGGCTTGGCATCATATTCAATCATTTGATTGCCCTTCATCATTTTAATTGTAGGAAATCCCTTAACATTAAATTTATCAGACATTTCGGTATCTTTATCGCAATCAACTTCAAAAAAGTTCACAGAGACACCATTTACTTTTTTACCTTCCATATCTTTCTTAAATTCAAACCATATGGGCTTAGCAGTTTTGCAATGAGGACACCATTCAGTATAAAAGAAATAAATATCAACTGATTCAACGCCTTGTCGGCTTTTATTATATTCATTATTAGCAACATACTTTTTGTTTGCACGACCAATAACAGATTTGCGATAAATAATAAGAGCAGCAATTATAAATAATGTAACAACAAGAATTATAACGAGGGATTGAACACTTCCAACATTTTTATAAAGTTTTTGTTTTAAATCAAGGATATTCATTATATATATTTGATAGAATAAATAATAATAGTGAAAAGGAACGAATTATAGTTATTATAAAAAGTATAAATATATTTTATATAATAGATATTATAACAAGCATGTTATACAGAACACGTGATGGTAAAAATATAGAAATTTCTAGAAATAATTATATTGATGATAAATCATATTATATTTCTATTTTGAAAGCTAAAGGTTTTATTTAAAAATATATAGGATTATTTAAAAATATATAGAATATACGACATATAAAAGTAATATAAATATAAATCCACATAAAATGTAACTAGCAATAGTATTATTTCTCATATCTACAAATTCCCCATCATCTACAATATCTTCTTCCTTAATAGATTTTTTGTTATGTTTTTTATCCTTCAATTGTTTCTTCTTTAAATTGGTTTGAAGTATAGAAAAATTATGAGTTTCTGTAAAATTCTTGAAAAGAATATAAAATAAAATGGCAACAATAACTCCTTGTCCGATTGATTTACCAAATCCTAAATTAATAGGACTTACCATTATCATTATTATGAGTAATAGTGAAATACTTAACAGGAGGTGTAATTGTTTAGTATTATCAAAAAAAGTTTCTAATTGTTTATTCATACTATAATATAGGGATAAATTTATATTATGGCATTCATATTCTACAATATAAATTTTTGTAATAATATTTATATTTTATTAATATAATAAGAAATCAATGCGTAATATTACGAAAAAAAATAGAAGTAAAAACACTACAAAAAAATCAAAAACTTTTAAAAGGAATGATTATTATAGCGGAGATGGCATGTTGACAACTGTATGGGGTCCGAGTATGTGGCATTATTTACATACAATGTCTTTTAATTACCCAATTCATCCTACATCGCAGGATAAAAAGCATTACCGCGAATTTATTCTCTCCTTACAGCATGTATTGCCTTGTAAATATTGCCGCAAGAATTTAACAAAAAATTTTAAAGCATTTCCTATTCTCAATAGTGATATGCTAAATCGCGATAGTTTTTCGCGATATGTCTATAAGCTACATGAATTAGTGAATAAGATGTTAAAAAAGAAATCTGGTCTCTCTTATTGTGATGTGCGTGAGAGATATGAACATTTTAGAGCTAGATGTACTAGTGAAAAACCCAAGTTATTTGATATTAAAACATATAAAAATACTACACAGAAATATAAGAAAAATGGGGAGAAAGGGTGTACTGAACCGCTGTATGGTAAAAAATCAAAATGTATTATTAAAATTGTTCCTCAGGAAGAAAAATGCAAGACAATGCAAATAGATCAAAAATGTATGAAAAAACGTAATTGATAAGCGTAATTAATTGATTAATAAGAAATGATTATTTTTTATTAACTATATGATTAACTATATGATAATTATAATTTACATCCCAAACTGACTGAAATCAGCGAGAACGGGTAGTGGTAAATATTTACTAGATGATGCGCTGTTGTATTTCGGAACGCGTTTACAATCAAATGCGGGTTCAGGACAACGTTCGCAAGGGGGGCAAGGCGGCACGGGTGCCGGAGCACAATTACAAGAGCCAGAGCCAGAGCCAGAATTAGGACTAGGTTTGGTAGTAGCATTTCCGCCAGCAGGCGAAGAAGGAGGCACCATTCGTGATTTTAACATATATAAATCTTCATCACCTGGCGGCACATTGCCCATCATGCCATTGCTAGCGCCATTGCCCATCATGCCATTGCTAGCGCCATTGCCCATCATGCCATTGCTAGCGCCATTTGTGCTTCCAGTTAAAATATTAAATTGTTGTGTTTGTGATTGTGATTGAGCTTGGGCTTGAGCTTGTCCGTGATTTGCACCATGATATTGTAAATTATGCGAGTTAGCATAATCCGTATAGTCCTTAATTTTCTTTATTTCTTTCAAATATAAATTCTTCCATTTTTCGGCATTTGCCATATCTGAACCCATATTCTTGCTTAACTCATCTAAATATTTTTGTCTCCAACTCATATCAGCTGTTTTTTGTTCCATTTCTTTCATTAAATCTTCATATTTTTTTTGCCATTCACCCGGAGCAGTTGTTTCATCGCCTTCATCGCCAGTAACAGTGGTATCGCCACCGGTATCACCGCCGGTATCGCCACCGGTATCACCGCCGGTATCGCCACCGGTATCGCCGCCGGTATCGCCACCGGTATCACCGCCGGTATCACCGCCAGGACTAGTCGTAGTAATATACGCATGAACGTCATCAATATTTTGATCATATGCCGTAAATGCTACATTTAATGGTAATGTTTCATCATCGCCAATCAAATTTGTTACATCTGTTCGAGAAGCATCTAGTTCTGATGTAGTAACAGGAATAAGAATATATTGAGTTAAAAAATCTGCGGTTTGCTGTGTTCCTGTAGTATTATCTACATATTGAGGTAATGTATTATCTGTAGCATTAAATAAATCATCCTTAAGTCTATATATTTTACCATCAGTATTTACATCATATTCATTATTAGTAATATCTCCTTGGGTTAAATAAATCATTTTTATATCATAATAATTCTTTAATTTAGTTTTTAATTCTTCATTATCAGTAGGTGTTGTTATTACACTATCAATAGCAGCAAACATTTCTTTTTCTATTTGTTCTCTTTCTGCATATGCTTCTTCCATTGAGGTATAACCTTCCTTTTTACTTACGCCTAAACCCAATGACAATAATATAACAGCAATTAGGCCTAAAATAACTGATAGTATCTTAGGTTTCATGTGCATTATTTTTGCAAATTTAATAAACCAATTATAAAATGTTTTAAAAATCTTTGATGTTTTTACTGAAGTAGTTACAGATTTCATCATTTTATTCATTTTACTCATCATTGTGTTATTTTTTTTCATTAGTATATAGATTATCATAGGAAAATATTATTATTATTATTATTATTATTATTATTATTATTAATAATAATATTAAAATTGATTTAATAAGTTATACTATTTGTATATTAAAAGGCAATAAAAATGACAGAGCATATTAAGATTAAACGAGAACGAAAAACACAACAACCTTTAAAATTTGCTTATTGTCAAAATCAGGAAGAAAATGACAAAGATAATGATATTATTATGGAAATTGGTGTAGATGAAGCCGGGCGAGGACCTATGTTCGGACGCGTATATACTGGCGCAGTTGTTTTACCTAAAAATAGTGATAATTTTAATCACACATTAATGAAAGATAGTAAGAAATTTCATTCGGAGAAAAAAATACGTGAAGTTGCTGAATACATTAAAGAACACGCGATTGCTTGGGCGGTCGGCTACTCGGACGAAAAAGTGATTGATGATATAAATATTCGTAGAGCTACACATAAAGCCATGCATCAAGCCATTGGCGAAGTCATTACAAAATTGGAACAAAAGAATAATGTTGATAATTATAACAATAGCGATATTTTGCTTCTTGTAGATGGTAATGATTTCACGTCATATTATAATAATAAAAGTCATAACCCATTATCCTATGTTTGTATTGAAGGTGGGGATAATGTCTATACGTGTATTGCAGCTGCATCGATTTTGGCTAAGGTGGCGCGTGATGACTATATTGCGGAATTATGCATTGAACAACCTATTTTGATTGAACATTATGACCTATTGAAGAATAAAGGATATGGCACCAAGAATCATATGGATGGAATTAAAAAACACGGCATTTCGCCTTTTCATAGAAAAAGTTTTGGAATTTGCCGTGATTTTGCTTAAATATTAGTATTCATAATAAAATATTTACTCTTTATTTTTACGACGTCTTGTGGTTTTATTATTTTTTTGCGGATTAATTGTATATTTCCCCTTTCTCTTATTTTTCTTTTTATATTTCTTCTCTCCTTGTTCTTCATTGTCACTAGCGCTATCACTATCACTATCACTATCACTATTACTATCACTTGTATCGCTATCACTCGTATCGCTATCACTTGTATCGCTATCACTCGTATCATTTTGATTACCAATATTAATACTAATATTGATATTCTTATTCTTATTCTTTCGGCGTGTCATCTTTTTTTTATGTTTATGTGGTTGTTTTTTTACAATTGCTTCTGCTTCTGCTGCTCCACCAGTTTGTATGGCTCCTCCTCCTGCTTCTGCTGGTGCTGCTGCTTCTCCTGCTGCTCCTTCTTCTCCTTCTGGTGCTGCTGCTGCTCCTTCTTCTCCTTCTGGTGCTGCTGGTGCTGCTTCTCCTTCTGGATTGTATTCGTTTATAGCCTTAACTAATGCTTGTGCTAATTCGATTTTTGGACCAGAATTTTTAGTGTCATGACTTTTATCAACCCATTTACCTGGAATTTTACCACTATAAATTAATTTTATTAAATTTTTACTATTTGTTTCATCATCCATAAATTTTGTAAATTCAATCGGATCGCCAAAAAATAAATCCTGTTTTCTTTTAAATTCAGCTTTGGTTTCTTTTTTAAAACTTTTATATTCTTTTTTTCGTATATCTTTTATTTTATCTTCCTTTTTTTCTTCACTATTTCTCCATATTCTTCCCACTCTACCTCCACTATAATTGCTATACTCACTACCGCCACTCATAGCGCTATAATTGCTGTCTCCACCTAAACTATAATTATCCCCTCCGCTATACTCACTACCGCCGCTCATACTGCTATTATAACTACCGCCGCTCATACTGCTATTATAACTACCGCCGCTCATACTGCTATTATCTCCACCTTCTTGTCCACCATCACTTTGATTATCATTTGCTTTATTTTTATTCTTTTCCTTTCCATCAGTCGCTGCATCTTCTGTTCCCGCTTTAATTTCAGCCTTAGTTTCATTTATATTCTCGTCTTTAAATTCAGCTTTAAATTTGTCTGATTCAGTAACATATTCCGCAATAATTTTTCTAAACACTAAGTGTTTTTTTGCTTGTTCTGTTGCATCAATGATTGATTGAACCATCGGTTTTAAATTTTCATCTCTGACATCTGGTTTTAAATGTTTTGCATTTTCATCTCCATCTGCCATACTTTCTGCTTTTTCGCGATCAAATTTAATAGGGTTTCCTTTTGGATCAACTAATATCTGGCCTTGAATATCAGGCGCAGCAGGAGCGGCACCTTCGGCGGCGGCAGGAGCATCGGCGGCGGCAGGAGCAGGAGGATCACCGCCACCATCGGCAGGAGCAGGAGGATCACCACCACCACCAGCAGTTGTACTATCAATAGTAACTCCACTAACATCTTTAACAGGTGGTGGAGAGTTATCAATTCCTAAAAAAAGAAGTATATCATTTGCCATATTTTGGTCAGTAGCATTAACAAAATCTGTTACAAGTTTATGGTCAACTTTTATTCCCTTTTTATATAATTCAGTATTTGCTTTTTTTATACTATCTTGTAATATAAAATCCTTTGTTTTATCTAATTTGACTATATCAATTAGAAAAGGTTTCCATTTCATAATTTCTAATTTCCCTAATTCTTCCTTTGATTTGTTATCCTCAGCTGGTTTATCTTCATCGCCTTTCTCGCCTTTCTCGCCTTGATCGCCCTGTTTTTGTTCATCTGCTGTTAATGCTTCAGGAGCCGCATAACTTGGACTACCTTTAAAATTGCGTTTAGAAGCAGTAGTGCCCATTTATATATTAATTATACTATTTTTAATACACAAATACATATTTTTTTAATAATTTTATTACATAAAATTGAAAGCCAATCGTTTTAATTCTAAAAGCATTATAACTCACTCTTAATCAAACATGAAGGTCATTGTATTTGATACTGAAACAACCGGGCTCCCTACTGATTATAATGCGTCATTTACGGATTCATCTAAATGGCCACACATTATTCAACTTGCTTACATTGTTTTTGACACTGACACAAAAGAAATTCTAGACTATTCAGATAAAATTATTAAATTAGATGAATCGGTACCAATCTCTCCAGAAAGTATCGCAGTTCATAAAATCACACGCGAACGTAGTGAGAATGAAGGCATTCCTATGAATGAAGCATTAAAATGCTTTCTTAAATGGATAAAGACGATTGATGTTATTATTGCGCATAATATTAGCTTTGACAAGAAAATGGTTATTGTAGAATGCTGTCGAAATCAAATTAATAATGGGTTCTGTTTTTATCGAGACAGAAAGCCAATCAAGGAATTCTGTACAATGAAAAATTCAATTAATATTTGTAAAATTCCAGCCATCAATAAAAAGACAGGCGAAACGTATAATAAGTATCCAACATTAACTGAACTTCATACACATCTATTTGGTGTTGCTCCAAAGGGTACACATAATGCGATTGCCGATGTAATGATTTGTTTGCGCGGATACATAAAGCTCACTGATTTGTATGATATTGTTAATGATGACGAAGTCAAACTAGTCTTTCGCACATTATTTAATTCGTATTGCGTTTAATAAAATAAAATATAAGTAAAACTTTAAGCCTGCCATGGACGACAATTATAAGAAATATCATCAAACTTTTTCCATTGATGTATTTCATCACATTGTGTCTTTTTTTCTTTATAAAAATCTTTAATAGCATCCATTAATTTCCAATTACTAACAATTTCATCTTGCATTAAATTCTCTGTCATTTTATTAAAATCATTTTTCAAAAAGGAAGGTAATTCCTCAAAATACGTTTTCATTATGTCAGTATATTTTTTATCAAACGCATCAAGTGTATTGGTTGAACGATATGGTTTTTCCATTTCTAATAATATTATTATTAATAATAATATCTTTAATAATATTTAAAATATAGTATTATCCCGAGCACATAACACATTCTTGGTCTTCTTTATTTTTATCTTCATCTGATTGTGTAGTTGTCGGTGGTTTTATGGTAAATTGCTGTGCTTGATGTTTTGCTTTTCGACGCAAATAATAAATTCCTGTTTTCAAGCCTTTTTCCCAAGCATAAAAATGCATTGAAGTTAATGTATTATATTCAGGATCTTCTAACCATAAATTCAAACTTTGAGATTGACAAATATATGGAGCTCTATCTGCTGCCATATCAATTAGATGTTTCATCGGAATTTCCCAAACTGTTTTATATTTTTCTTTTAAATGGTCTGATACATCGGTCATATGCTGAATACTGCCTTTATTCAAAATAATATTATCTTTAACCTTTTCATTCCATAAACCCATGACAATGAGTTCATTCATCAAATATTTATTAGGTAAAACGAATTCACCTGCATTTGTGCGTCGCGAATATAGATTACTTGTAAAAGGTTCAAAACATTCATTATTCCCCAAAATCTGTGAAGTGGACGCGGTAGGCATTGGCGCAACAAGAAGCGAGTTTCGCATTCCATAAGTTTTAATTTCTTCTTTTAAAGCAGACCAATCATAACGATTCGTTGGTGGTGTAACACCCCACATATCAAATTGTAAAATACCTTTTGATGCTGGGCTATTTTCAAATGAACTATAAGCACCCATTTTTGTATCATTTAAATAATACAATTCAGCTGGAATTGGTAGCAAATTCTGAACAACCATATCTTTTTCAGCCTCAATTGTATAATCACGACTAGCTGAATCTAATTTACTAAATTTATCTAAATTAGCAACATCAACCTTCGAAAACAAATGAGTTTGATCTAAGGCTAACAAAGACATACCGCGAAAACGTTCACGTGCAATTTCCATTGAACATTCTGCAGAAGCGTGGTAAATCGTTTCAAAAATAAATTTATTGGTTTCGCGTGCTTTATCGCTAGTGAATGCAATATCCATCATAGCAAATACATCAGCTAGTCCTTGAATACCAATTCCAATAGGGCGATGAAGCAAATTACTAAGTCTTGTTTTTTCGGTAGGATAAAAATTCACATCAATGATTTTATTTAAATTATAGGTAATCACCTTTACAACTTCATGTAATTTTTCATAATCAAATGTTTTATTGGGCAAAACAAAACGTGGTAAACCAATGCTAGCTAAATTACAAACCGCGGTTTGTTCAGCATCGCTATATTCAATAATCTCGGTACAAAGATTGCTTGATTTAATAACACCAAGGTTTTGTTGGTTACTTTTCTTATTAGCCGCATCCTTATAAAGTAAATAGGGTGTTCCTGTTTCCATCTGACTATCTAAAATTTTAAACCATAACGTGCGTGCTTTAATCTTCTTATTTGCTTTACCGGTATCGCAATAGTGATTGTATAATTTTTTGAACTCTTCACCATAACAATCAGACAATCCTGGACACTTATGCGGACAAAACAATGACCATTCTTCATCCCTTTTAACCTTTTCCATAAATAAATCAGGAATCCATAATCCATAAAATAAATCACGCGCTCGCATTTCTTCGTCGCCATGATTTTTTTTCATATCCAAGAAAGATTCGATATCTGCATGCCAAGGCTCCATATAAATAGCGAAGCTTCCGTTACGTTTATTGCCACCTTGGTCAATATAACGAGCAGTCATATTGAAAACACGTAGCATAGGAACGAGCCCATTACTGATTCCATTTGTTCCATTAATATGTGTGCCTGATGCGCGAATATTGTGCGCATGTAATCCAATCCCACCAGCCCATTTTGATATTTTAGCACAATCTTTCAATGTATTATAAATTCCATCAACACTATCATCTTCCATTCCAAGTAAATAGCATGAACTAAGTTGTGGGTGATTTGTCCCTGCATTATACAATGTAGGTGTAGCGTGAGTAAAATATTTAAGAGAGAGTAATTCATACGTTTCTTTTACACGCTCAATATCACCGCCGTGGATACCTAATGCTACACGAAGCCACATATGCTGCGGACGTTCAATGATTTGTTTTCCGATTTTCATCAAATAAGCACGTTCTAATGTTTTGAACCCAAAATAATCAAACAAATAATCACGTGAATAATCTATTAAAGAATTTAAAAGCGTTGCGTGTTCTTGACTTAAATTCCAAATATCTTTATGAATTAATGGTTTATGAACACCATGAACATCACAAAAATGATATAGTTTGTCCATTGCATCGCTGAATTTTTCGGTAGTTGTTTTATGGTTATTAGATACAATAATGCGACTAGCGAGTATTCCATAATCCAAATGTTTAGTAATTTGTGAAGCGCATTGCTCGGCTGTCAATTCATCAATAACATAGGTTGACATATTATCATAAAGTTGCTCAACAACTTTCATTACCAATTGACTATAATTTACATTTAATGTTGGCGTAGATGATGTTCCCAAATATTTAACTCTTTTTAAAATTTTATCAAAAGATAATGTTTCTGTTTGTCCGTTTCTCTTCATAACATGAAGTTCTTCATTTGATGCCATTTTATTATTATTAAATTATAATGATAAAAGTTTAAATTGTTATATATAATATATAAGATAATGGAAGTAACTAATATGGTTATGAAAAATATAAGATGGTTTGTTGTATTTTTGTTAATATTTCTTTGTTTTTATTTGGCCTATCTTATAAATAAACCAAGAACATATAAAAACCAAAAAACGTCATTACAAAAAGAACCATCCGATCATTTAACTTCTTGTGATAAAACTAAATGCGAGTCATCACCTCCTCGTATAAATAATATGGATATGGACATGTCAAAAGACATTGATAGACAATATTTAGTAGATGAAGATCCTGAATTGTTACCAGCAAATGAAGTTAATAAAACAAATTATAAAGGGTGGCAGAATGAAGAGGGTAAATGTAAAGGAGAAATGAATGAAGAATTATATACAGATGATAACCCTTTATTTGATTTGAAAGGTCCTGTAAATCTTGTTCCGTTAGATTTAAATGGGGAACATCGTCGTGTTAACTTTTATTAATTATATTTTTTATTTGCAGTAATAAAAAAGAAGAGAGAAAATGAAAATAATATAAAGGCTGTAAAATATTTTAATTGAGGTTCACTATATAATTTATTTACAATTGCTCCATATTTTGCTGCGATAATATAAGATATACATATAAAAAATGCTATGGTATAATCGATTTTATCTCTCTTATAGTAATTTTGAGTAGCTAAAATAGATATTGGCGGCAACATAGCTAATAAAATAGTTCCTACTGCCAATTTATAATCTGTTATAATATTTAATATTAACAATCCAGGTAATAAAATAAAAGTTCCACCTAACCCAGTTGACCCTCCAATAAACCCTGCACAACTTCCAACAAGTATTGTTAATAGTATATTCAACATTTTATTTGTCTTATAATAATATTATATAAAAAATATATATAATATTTTACATTTTTATTTTCAATTATCATTTATCATTATTTTCATTAGATGTTAATTCATCATTTACATTTACATTTATAAAGCAGGTTGATGACATTTCTATATTATTATCGTTCTCATTACCCTTTTTTTTAATACGCGATTGAGTTGATTTTTTAGGACCACGATTCATATAATTTCCTGATACCTTTTCTTCCTCAATAATATTCCATATTTCTTTTAATTCTTTCAAGGCTGAAGAAAACCATAATTTATTTCTTAATACCAAAACACAACTAACTTGGTCTAATTTCCAATAAATGTTTTTAATCCACGTTAAATGATTATGTTTTTCCATAATATCTTCTTGCCATTTCTCCATATCTTCATTATGGTTTACAATACCCAATGGAGCATATTCGTAGATTGGCTGCCCATTCCCATTCATAAACAACATTATAATTCCTTTATGTTCACTGACCTTATCATTTTCAAACTCTGTAATATCGCTATATTCATTAAAACGTGTTTCTAAAAAATCACATTCATTTAAATCGCATACTTCCATTTGTAATTGCATTTGAACCCAATATTCCATTTTCGGATTTCCATTAATATCACGATTGACTATATTTTTAATTTCTAACATACGCCCATAACGAAGCGATGACTTATCTGTGTTGATGCCATCAGGCGATGCCGCTAAAAATTCAATTGTTTTGTGCGGAATACACCCAAAATCACTTACTTTTGTTTTATACAGACTTTCATATAACATAACCGATAAAGGTTCATATTTTTGACCCCAGTGCATTGGGGTTTCTAATGATACATGACCGCTACTATATTTTGCTGTATTCAGTGGTTGACATTTTTCAAAGATAAGCTGATTTCGACTACTTTCACTTATAAATGTTTTCCAAATATTACTTGCAGTCAAATGTTTATAACGAAATTCATACCACTCTGTTGTTCGCTGCTCCGGCTGAGGAACATTCTGTAAATATTCTATTTTTGTATTCATTTTTTCAAAATTTGGTTTAATACGAACAAATGTGTTTCCGTTTGATCGTGGGGGTGCAATATGTTTATAATAAAATGCTATTCCTTCTTCAATCATTTCCTCAAGGCATTCATTTGTTATAGTTATATCTGCTCCTTTAAACGTCATTTCTAATAATTCACGAACATCTTTCACAATAAGAGAATGAAAATTTGGTTGAATATAGTATTTTATATTTAAACTAACACATTCATATACCAATATTGAAGTTGTTTCGCGAAAGTCATCCATAATCGTGTTATCGTCCTGAAAATTCATCTTATATTTATTCGTATATTACATATAAATAAATATAAATATTTATATCAATTTAAAAAATAATTATTCACTAGATGTATTAGGTGGATTGGATGTTTTATTCAAAATAGAAACGGGAGATTTTTTACCCTTTCCAAGTGATTTCAAGGTAGATACACGTTTTTCTGCTCGCTTTAAAGTAAATTTACGAACACCCGCATTAAAATGCAATGTCGGAATTGAGATTATTTTTCCGGTAATTTTATCACAATGTACATCCTTTACATGTTGAAGCTTTTTTTTATCCAAACTATCAATCAAATATTTTTTCAATTCATCTACTTCATTCGCGGTTAAATGATGTGTCTCTATAATACTATCTACATAAATATTCAATAATTTAATTTTCCCTGTTTTATCTAATTTATTCCATGATTCATTTTTATTATTTGAAGATTCTTTTTCCAAATAAGAATTAATTGTATCTATTTTTTTTGTTTCATAATTATCCTTTCCTCCAAAACTATTTAAAAAAACCTGTTTATGTTTAATATTTAACGGAACTTCATCGTTTGACATAACTATATACTAATATGTAGTTATAAGTTTAACTCGTTTTCACTATATAGATATTATTATAAGATATTATTATAAGATATTATTATAAGATATTATTATAAGATATTTTTTACTTTACCAAAATAAAATCGATAATAGTAAACAAGAAAGAAAAATATAAAAAATCCAATCGCTATAAAGTAAGATACAATAACACGATTTTTACTAGACGATTCTAATGCTAATGTTTCAATAAATGGATCGGCAATCGTAAATTCATCCCCACATAATCTATGCTCTAACATGGTCAATAAGCATCCATTACTTATAACAAAACAAATAAACACAAATATTAGATTAATTGCTGCAATAGTAACAGTTATTTGTCCTCCATAAAATAATAATATGAGAACAACAAATGGTAAACTAACATGATAAGAACGTATTGTTTGTCCGAGTGTTTTTTTTGATAAACGTGATGTTTCGCATAATTCTTCTAAAAAATCAAGCACTTTTATTTTTTGCTCACGGCTAAGTCTATAGCTATATTGAGATTTTTTTATTTCAATGTTTTCTATGCATTCCTTATACACATTTTCATTTTCATTCATTGTTTGATATAATATTTATTATGGATAAATATTAAAAAAAATAAACTTATAAATAATATATGTTTAACACTATTAAAAGTAATTTAAAATCCGGTGAGGATAAAATTATTAATTTTTTTATAAAAAAAATAAAGAATTATGAAACTACAAATACAAATATTAAACAATCAAATTTAAAGGGGAGAAAGAAGGAGAGAAAGAAGAAGAGGAAAAAAGAAAGGAAGGAAAAAAAGAAAGGGAGAGAAGAAGAGGAAACTTCAATTTCAGATGAAAATATATTTGATGATTTAAAAGAAAATGCTAAGTTACAATCTAATGTAGATACCGAAGTTCAAATAAATGCTATTTATAAAAGCATAAAACAAAATTATATTTTTTATATTTCAATTCTTTGTGCTATATATGCTTTTACAAAATGCAAACATAACAAAAGTTCTATGATTTTAGGCACATACTCTATTATATTCATAACATTTTATGGTTATTTTATTCATTTTATCTCTCATTATATGAAATTTAGAATTAGTGAAATTTATAGTAATTATGATAATATATTTACTCGTAATAAATATTTCAATTGGTTTGCTTTAAAACTTATTGCTTTTGGAGAATTCCATGCAAAGGTTCATCATGATAGTGATATTAATAAAAGTACAAAAAATATTATACTAGAATTTCTCAATAATTTTATGACACAAGGTGCTGCTATTATTGTAATAAAATATTTCTTGGATTTAATTGATAATCGTGTTATTATTCTTTGGTCTCTCTTTTATGCAACAGTCCATAATATTAATTACATTATTATGCCACCATTAATTCATCAACAACATCATATTAATGATAGAACTAATTTTGGTATTGATATTTGGGATATTATTATTGGAACTAAATTTGATTGGGAAAATATTGAAACACATAATCATACAGCTATTAATGTAATTGTGATTGCTGCTATTATTTATTATGTATCTAATAAATTCAAATTATAACGATATTATGTCTATTATATATAAAAATGAAAGCAATCAATATTACTGGAAAACATAATATTGATAAAATGAATGAAATTGGTAATGATTCTTATAAATCTGTTAGAAAACATATGATTAATTTAAGCGAAACTGATTTACTCTATAAAACCCAAAATGATTTGGTGAGAGATTTGTATATGAATATTGATGTGAATATGAATCTAAATGGATGTGAAAATATGGATAAAAATACAATTAATTTAAAATCTCTCTTTAAAAGTGAACTGGTTCACAAAATACAAGGTTACAGGGGGCAAGATATTAAAAAAGAAATACATAATCAGGATACAATTATTAAGTTGGAAGATGTATTAGAAAAATTAGTAGAGAGAAAATTGACCTGTTTTTATTGTTCTAAACAACTATTTGTGCTTTATAAAAATGTTCGCGAACCATTGCAATGGACACTTGATAGAATTGACAATGATTTGAACCACAGCAAAGAAAATACATGTATTTCTTGTTTGAAATGTAATTTACAGCGTAGAGTCACTGATTCTGGTAAATTTATATTTACCAAAAAACTAAAGATTAATAAAGTATAAAGTTTTATATGTTATATGTAATATTATATATTATAACAGATGGAAGAACTTGTTTGGAGAAAGGAAGGAGAGAGATGTGAACGTTCTTATAGGCAATTACCGCAAGAGCAACAGCAACAGCAACAGCAACAGCAAGAGCAACAGCAAGCAGAGCAGCAAGCAGAGCAGCAACAGCAAGCAGAGCAGCAACAGCCACATTTTAATGTTGCTAATAATGAAGGATTTCATAAGGTCAGTAATAAACGCGAAGAAGCGAATGAAAAAATGAATGAACGTTATTTAATTGGACAAGCAACTCAGAATCCTTTCATGACAAATAATAATTATGTAAATGATTTAGAAGTACAAATGAATTTTTTAACACCTAAAAAAGAAATATAAATAAAAATATATTTATTTAATAAATGTTATTTTACAAAAAGTATTTTATTAAATAAAGAGTTTAAATGTATTGTTCTATTGTTTTTTAATAAATGTCTCAAAATTATTCATCGCAAAATACTTTATTAATGAACAATTTGATAACTTATTATAAAGCAAATAATTACCTTGATCGTATGTTACAAATTATAAATGGCGACGTGAATATCTCTCTACGCATCGTTGATTGGTTCACTACAAATTATGCAAAAAAGTTTTATACTGTCTATGATTTACCTACGAATGGGAATCGTTTTAAAGTCTATAATGATTATAAATTAAAATTGCGGTCGTATTCTAAGCGTCGTTTTGACCCTTTCTGTCGATGGGATCGTATCAGTATCCCCTATAAAAATGATAATCATCTACAGACAACCATCGGTCAATTGAATTTTTTTAAATGGGCTTTTGAGAATAATGTCATTGATTATATTGAGCAAAATTATTCAGCTATTGAAAAAGACATGAATAGTCGGAATAGCACATCTAAACGCAAAGTGCAAGCAGTTTGTAATCAAAAAACAAGGAAAAAGCGCGAAGAACTTTCTATTTCGGCTTCGAAAACAATCAAAAAAGAAGATGTAGAGATTGTTATTAAATTTGATTAATTGTATGTTGATTAATTGTATGTTGATTAATTGTATGATTGAATGTTTTTTTTGTAAAAAACTTTATAATATGTTAATATTTAAAAATAATAATTTTAACATAAAGTAATGGGTAATAGTATTAGTTCAATACGAAATATTAATTTTGAAGATATGCAATTTGCCATAAATGAAAAGGATAATAAAAATCAAATGTATGATTATAATGACCACAATCAAAAAACTTTAATTATTAATACATTAGATGCTTATCAACAACATTGTCTAATTGTAGGCACCTTAAATATTGAAATGGAAATTGAAATACTTAATATACAAATGAAAAAAAACAATGATATTCGTATTATTATTTATGGTATGAATGCAACCGATAAAACATGTATTACAAAATACGAACAATTATTAAAATTAGGGTTTTGGAATGTATATATTTATACAGGAGGGCTCTTTGAGTGGCTTTTACTACAAGATGTTTATGGAAATGAATTATTTCCGACCACATCGACCAAAGTGGATTTACTGAAATATAAAGGACGACGGCAATTGAACATGAAGATGCTGGAAAATTAAAATAAATATATTAAAATAAATATATTAAATTAATAATCAGTCTTTATCCATATTTGAAATAGTGTTGTTGAATCTAGTTCAGTACTAAATAAACATTGATATGTTGGAGGAAAAATATAAGGTGATACATTTTTGGGGAAAATAAACGAAACGCTTTGTGCGAAATTACACGCAGCATCAATATATTCATCCACCTCATCTACTGGCGGAGAACCAATAACATGAATTTCATCAAACCAAAGTCCTGATAAAAATGTTTTATTAAACTTATCAAAATCTAGATTTAAAAAATTTAATTGTTTTACATCTGGGTTCACTGGTTCCTTATCATAAAATAAAGGAGTTTTAACTAAATTATATGATTCTTCTATAAATTCACCATATTTGGCCGTAAAATCAATGATAATATCTTTATCGTATGAAATATGTAAATGATCTTTTATATATTTAATACATTGTTCAGCGCGTTCTTTAGTTATTTTTAATGTCATGATATTTTGCTATCTTATTGTATATAGGTATTATAAGTTTAAATTATTATTATATATATTATTATTATATATTATTATTATATATATTATTATATATATTATTATAAGTTTTATATTATTTAACACACCTTATCAATGTAAACAGCTTTGGATAATTTTTTAATAATTTTGTTCTCGCTGTCGAAGAACTCGCCTTTGCCACCCATCGACTGATTCATAATGCGCAAATAAACATCATTCAAGCGATGCCGGTTATTCATGCATTGCGGATTTTGGTCGCGCCAAGGAATCATCAAATCGCCGTTCTTTTTCGTAATATGCTTTATGGCCTTTCGAAGTTTGTCATAAGTGCTATTCTCTTTCTCCCATATATCATCATCACGCACATACATTACTTCTCGCTTGTAGTCACTGCAATGAATCGGACGTTTATAGACATCCATCTCATTGAGTTTTCTTATAATGATTTTACTAATACCTTCTACATATCCGAGCTCGCCAACATCTTCCAAATCCGAGAGTTGTAGCGTCATCGAATTGACAAAGTCCATGATATTCATCGCATCCTTGCATTTCTCGTTCAGAAACACTTGCATATTGAAGGTTTTGTTATTGCTATTATTATTGTAAGTATTATTATTATTATTAGTACCGCTTGTTTTACAGACATCAATCATCTGTTTTTGTATATCTTGGGTTTGTTGCTGCATATCCAATGTTTGCTTTTGAAATTCATTTTGTTTTTTTTGAATTTCTTCATTATTAGTCATTAATTTAAATACCAAGTTGGTTAGGTGTACTACTTCGGATGAATTTTGTGTTAGATTATTATCTAATATAATATTTTCATCATCATTTTTACCAACACATTTTTTTTCATGATACCATAAACTATTACGAACATTATACCCTTTTTCACAATATTTACATATAAATGGATATTCGGTGGTTTTTTGTTCTAAATATTCTAAATTATGATTATTTATATGTTTACTTGTCATTATATGTCTATTCCATTCACTTTTCTTACAGCATTTAAAGACACATTTTTTACATTCATTCGTTTTGGCGTTTTTGGCGTTTTTTTTGTTCATTATGTTCTATATATATATAGAACAAAAAAAACGCCTAAATAGTTTTCAAAACATTTATAATTCCATGAAAAAAGTTTATCATAACAACATTTTCCATAAAAAAACCGAAATGAGAGCATAATGGTCACAAGTCACTTTTTCACGTTTTTTCAGAAAAAGGAGGGAGGCCACTTTCACGAAATGGACATTTATAAATGTCCAAAACCCAAAACGGATCGTCAGACCCAGAATCGTGTTTTTTTACGTTTTCTGATTTTTTGATATATATGATTTTTTGATATATATGATTTTTTTTGTATTTATGAGCAAATAGTTTCAAACCATTGATATAATTTGGAGTCTTCATTCAAGTATAATTCATGTCCTTTATTTGTTGTAATATTGTGCTTATAATCACCGAATTTGAAATTTCCTTGAAAATCATCATAAGTCATCCGAATGCTTTTGACAACTTGGACATCCGCTTGGTCTAATTCGGCTTCGGTATTGAATTCAGGTTCCACCGCCTCCGCATCCGCCGCTTTCGTAATTGCGCCATAATAAATGACGCCCATATTATGCCAATCTTGGTGATTACATTCAGTCAAATGATTCATTTTGTAATTTTCTGGCGGAGAATCATAATAACCTTTTGTGATTGAACCATCGCTTTCATCTTGGGTAGCATAACCTTTAATTGCTGTTCCAATATTATGCTTTGTACAATAAATCAATGTATAGAAAGAATCTTCCATCTTCAAATTCTCCATAGTCAAATCGTTCATTGATTGCATCTTGTTGTCTGATTGCATCTTGGCTTCTTGTAAGTATGTAATACTTTTATCTTTTATAAAAAAGAATTCAATTTTTTTATATAAGTTATTATTAAACCATAATGCCTTTAATATTTTCAATCCATGTTGTTAATTTTTCGGAAATATCCGAATTGGCATTCAAAACCAAGAGCGGTTCATAACTAGAATTGTATGCATTCGATTTCATTAACCAGTTTTCATGGTAATCGTGGCATTGTTTCATGTATTCCAAAGGAATTGTTTCTCCTTGCCGAGCACGCTTCACAACACGTTCTAAAGAAATGTTCGGATTCGTTCGTAGATAGACAAAGCGAATTGGCGGTAAATCCTCAATAAATTCGTAAAACCATTTCATGTAAATGCTGTATTCAATTTCTTCAATTTTCTTATCATCATATAACATTTTGGCGAAAACGGCTACATCAGTATAAACACTTCGTTCAATAAAGATTATTTTATACTTTTTATTTTTTAAAGCCTGCCGTAAAATAGAAAGTCGCGAGATGTAAGCCATCATTTGAAAAGGAAAAGCGTATTTATGTTGATCGGCATAATATTTTTCTAAAATAGTCACGCCGGAAGTATCTTTGATGGTATTCCAAATATGGACGGGTTCTTCTACAAAACAAATACTATCGTCGCCTTGATATTTCTGACGTAAATGTTCAAGCAATGTTGATTTACCTGACCCAATATTGCCTTCAATCGAAATAACAATCGGCTGCTTATCCATTTCCATTCTTATTTATGATATGTTATAATAAAATAATATGTTTAATACAATTCAATTTATTAATAAATAATACATTTATATGAATATTTTATTGTTTTTAAAATTGAAATAAAGATAGACTACGAAACTATATAATATACCACCCCCCCTCACTATTATCATGACGGAATTCATTACAAAACAAAGCAAACTTACCAAAGAAGAATGGACTAGTATTGAAGTGCCCTGTGTTGATTCAGAAAAGCGAATCTTATCTCTTATTAGTGATGGATACAATGATGTAAATATCTCGCGGAATTATACTTCTTCATTAGCACATCATATGAAAATGACAGATTCGAAAAAGTTTGATAGTTATATTTATAAGAATTATTTTCACGATACAATGTCAAAAATATATAAAAAATTCAATATTGTTCCGGCATCCGCATCCGCATCCGCATCAGCATCAACGCCGACAAAAAAAGAGAAACCAATTGTCCTGAAGAAAGCAGATATAATTCGTATGGAAAATACAACAAAAAATATTGAAGAGCAGAAACATATGATATTTGAATATATACTGATTGACCTGTTGGAGAAATTACTACACCATCAAGCAGAAGAAAATGAAAATAAGAGCAAAAATCGAGTCAAAAATAGCGAAGCCAATAAAACCAAATGGATGTATTATTATTTTACACTTTACAAATTAATGAAGTATAAGATTGAAGGGGTTAACAATGAATTGCGTGAGAAAATACTCTCAATTCTTAGTCAAAAGTTTGTAGAATGTTATACGGATAATGGGAATTATGTGAATTTAATAACTGATATGGTCGAGCAGGGATATGAATTGATTGAAAAGAATGAATATCTTTTGAAATACGCAGATGAAACATTGTATGACCATCAAAAAGAGCTTTTCACTCTATGTAAAAACCCAGCACCGAAATTGATTTTATACATTGCGCCGACGGGCACTGGAAAAACCATGTCTCCATTAGGTTTGTCAACAACCCATCGCGTGATTTTTGTTTGTGCCGCACGGCACGTTGGTTTATCGTTGGCAAAAGCGGCGATTTCAATGCAAAAGAAAATAGCCTTTGCATTTGGTTGTAATGATGCGGAAGATATTCGCTTACATTATTTTTCGGCGAAAGAATACACCAAACATACGAAAAGCGGAGGCATTGGTAAGGTAGATAATTCACAAGGTGAAAAAGTAGAATTAATGATTAGTGATGTTCAATCCTATATACCAGCAATGCTTTATATGTTAGCATTTAATCCAAAGGAAAAGATAATTACTTATTGGGATGAACCGACGATGACGATGGACTATAAAGAACATGAGCTACATAATTTAATTAACAAGAACTGGTGTGAAAATCTGATACCTAATATGGTTTTATCATCGGCGACCCTTCCACAACAAAAAGAGATAACCGATACAATTATGGATTTCTGCTCACGTTTTAATGACGTGGATGTTCATGAAGTCATTAGTTATGATTGTAAGAAAACAATTCCCTTGATAAATCGTGAAGGGTTTGCCGAAATGCCACATTATTTATATGATGACTATGCTAAAATTCTTGATGTTGTTGAACATTGCAAAGAACACAAGACATTGTTACGTTATATTGATTTACGCGAAGCAATACGATTTATAATGCTTATCCATAAGGGTGGTAAAAAATATATGAAAACAGACCGCTATAATTTGAATACATATTTTACCGAGATAGATATGGTGAATATGGGCTCAATTAAAGTATTTTACTTGGAATTGTTAGGCAATTTAAAGCCAGAGTTGTATAGTGAAATTTATACTGAATTGACGAATACACGTAAAAAGTATCATGAATCAAATGTGAATATTGTGACAACGGACGCACATACATTGACAGATGGGCCAACTATATTCTTGGCTGATGATATTAATAAAATCGCGCAATTTTACATACAAAATGCAAAAATACCAGATTATGTATTGAAAGAAATAATGGAAAAGATTCAATACAATCGAAAATTGAATGAACAAATTAAATCATTAGAAAAAGAATTGGAAGACGCACGGAATTCGTTATCTGATAAATCGACAAGTGATGATAAATTATCGCCGGAAATGAAAGAAAAGAAACAAAAGTTAGCTACATTGAGAACAAGCATTCAAACGATTGTATTGCCGCCGACATTTGTTCCGAATACTCGGGATCATTTGTATAAGTATGCGTCGAAAATGAATCCAGGCGAAATTACAAACGCATTTACATCTAATGTATCAGAGGAAAATGTCGAACAAATTATGCGGATTACGGATGTAATGGATTATTGGAAGCTATTGCTTTTGATGGGAATCGGTGTGTTTTCGGAACATAAAAGTCCGCGCTATATTGAAATTATGAAACGAATGGCACAAGAACATAAATTGTTTATGATTATTGCGTCAACCGATTATATTTATGGCACGAATTATCAGTTCTGTCACGGGTATATTGGAAAAGATTTGGGTGAAATGAGCCAAGAGAAATGTATTCAAGCGATGGGAAGAGTAGGGCGCAATAAACTCCAACAGAATTATAGCGTCCGCTTTCGTGATAATGCATTGATTCATAAATTGTTTAATAAAGATGATGATAAGCCGGAAGTGATGAATATGAATCGGCTCTTTAATGAGATGTAAAAAATGAAAGCATAATATATTGTTAAATAGACTTAAATTTAATTTATTATAGTTATTAGTAGTGAATAACAAAACATGTCGCCTGAATATTTTGTTATTCCATTAATTATGGGTCAAGCATCCGGCATTATAGATGCAATGAAAACAGGAATTATATTTTTAGATTTTTCTATACTACTTTTTTTTTTATTTCTCTTCTACACGTCCGATGCTAATTATATTTTTAAGTATATTACACAATGGAATGAAAATAAGAAAAATACGATTGTAATTAAGTCGGAATTACGAACGCGGTCTATTCGGTTTCGGGCAATTATGCATTTTTTGGCAAAACATAATGAAACAATTTATCGTTTGCGTGAAGATGCTGATTTTGATTGGGATGATATGGAAAAACGAAGTGAATATTTAGTGGATCAGGTAAAAGAGTTTAAATTAACAGAGCATATTCATGGTAAAATAAAGAATGAAGAGAAAGAAAAGAGCCGAAATATTGAATCAAATAATATGGTTGTAGTTGAATACAATACATTGATTATTTTTTCATATAAACACTCGCTGTCCTATTTACAAAAATGGATAGATGAAAAAGTGAAAGAATACAAAGAATATTTGAAACATATTTCGAATGAAAAACAATTATTTATAAATGTTGTAAGTGAATCCACAGAAACAAATAAGAATAATACCAAGAAAAAAAATAATGGATTAACTATAGATTCAGTTGAATGGGATTCATCTATTCGGTTTGAAAATAGTTATTTTCAGGATATGGATACTATCATTAAAAAGATAGATTTTTTCTTGAAGAATAAAGAATGGTACTTAAAAAAAGGTGTTCCTTATAATTTGGGTATTTTATTATATGGTGAACCAGGTTGTGGGAAAACGCGTTTTATTAAACAATTAATGAATCATACAGGACGTCATGGTATTGATATAAAATTAAATGATGCAATGGATTTTACGAAATTACAGAATATTATTTATAAGGAAGAATTAGATGATACACATATTATTCCTCAAAATCAACGTATTCTGATATTTGAAGACATAGATGCACTAGGTGATGTAGTGAAAGACCGCGATTTAAAAAAAGCAGGAGCGGGCGCAGGAGCAGGCACGGGCACGGGCACGGGCACGGGGTCAGATACATCATCAGTTTCATCATTAAATGATACAAATTTTGTAAATATTGAAAAAGGAAAAGAGAATGATATGTTAAACCAATTTTTGAAAATGACGAATTCATCGTCAAGTGTTTCACAATCAAAATATAATAATAATTTATCCTATTTATTGAATATGTTGGATGGAATTCATGAGTGTAGCGGACGTATTCTTATTATGACGACAAATAAATTAGATGTTTTGGATAAAGCACTTATTCGCCCAGGTAGAATTGATATTAAAATCAACTTTAAAAAGTGCACTTGTTATGATATATCAAAAATGATTGAGAAGTTTTGGAATATTGTTATGCCATTGGAAACAATATTACCAGAAATTGAAGGTAAATATAGTAGTGCGGATATTATTAATCTGTTTCGATCAACGGATGATTTTGAATACATTCGTCATGAATTTTGTATAAGTAGTTAAATAATAATATTATTTTGGTATAGCTTTAAATGTAACTACGCTATCTGAATCTTTTTTTTGAATACGTCTTGTAATTGTTTCTATTAATGAACTTAAATCTTCTTCACCTTCCATTGTTTTATGTTTAAACATTCTCCAATTACCCCAAATTTTTGCAATGTCGTCATCTTCAATTTTGTTATCATTGATAAAAACATGAATATTACTATATTGATTTTTATCAGTTTCTATCATTTTTGGTGTAGATTTTTTCTTAGGAAGTATGGATTTTATGTATTCATTTGTGATTTTATCCATCTCACACGAATTGTATTTACTTTTATGTAATTCCATATTTTCTTCGGAGCAACTTAATTTGTCGGGATAAACATCAAATGGTAATGGTTTCTCTTGATTGCATAATTTACCTAGAATTGTATCAATATTATTTTGACCATGTTTTGTATAATCTTCATTTGAAAATGCTTGAACATATTCTGCAATTAATTTGGGTGGTGTATTAAATAATCTATTAAACGCATCTGTCATAATACTTGTAATAAAAGCAATATATTTTTCATAAATTTTTAATTTATCTTCTTGGTCTTTTATAATTCTTCCTCTTATTCCAATAATATCAACAAGTGAAGAAAACGATTTCGCCTCATTAATTTTTTTTGCATTCCCAAAGTCAAATGTATTGTTTAATAAAATGTCTGATTTTAATTCTCCTAATTCATCAGGAGTTATGTTATCAACATCATAACCTTTTTGGTCAACAAGTTCAAACAAGTAAATAACAGGCATTTGGGTTTTTATATTACATGGATTATCCATAAAAAACTGAGAACTTGTGTCGTGGAAATTAAATGTATTGTTATCTTTTTCTTTTTTTATCTCTCCTGAAATAATAAATGTATTTGGAGTTTGTCCAACAGTTCTTAAACTAATAACATTATGTTTATTGCCGAATTCAATAGCATTAAAGTATGCAGTTACCAAAGTATATTTATTTGTAGTGTCATCCCAAAATAACATAAAATTATGAATACCATCAGCTATAAGACTAAAATCGGCATTATCTTCTTCATTGAATATAAGAATAGGAGATGATTCTTCTGTTATATCTTGTAATCCGTATTTATATTTTAAATATAAATCATTGTCCTTGTCCTTGTCCTTGTCTTCATATTTGAGACAAGTATTTACTAGTTCAACTTGGTTTTTTGGTAAAACCTTTTTACATAATGTTTGATCTTTTGGTTTGAGGGATTTCCATACACGTTGTGGCGAACCAGATGATGAATCACCTGATGATGAAGATGTATTTTTTCTAGTAGGACTACGACTATTACTAAATTTTTGTGTTTTTTTAGTTTTTTTAGTTTTTTTAGTTTTACGTTTTTTTTCAGGAGTATTACTCATTGATAATATATAATTATACAAAAATATATCATCATTACAACCTAATTATTATCAAAAGGTTCTATATCATCATTGGTATCCTTCGTAGGCCCTTCGTGGAAGAGAGATTGTTTTTGCCCTTTATACAATTTATAATTTATAACAATAGGGTTAAACACACGCATTAAAAATATAAAGATAACAATACCCAAGAAGAGAAAACGATGTGACCAATTTGTAAAGCATAACAAGTAAATAGCAGTAAAAATGAGAAAATACATGACAAGTTGAGCAATATTAAATATTTTTTCTATTTTTTTCTTGGTTTTCATACCTTCTTCAAAATTATCATCCATAAATTGAAAAAATACCATACCAGTAGTGCCGACTGGTTCAAAATAATATTCATAATACGGACGTGATGTATGATTTTCCATAAACCAATCCACCATTTTTTGCGGAAATAAATAAATAATAGGTAAAGTAGTGAAGCATTTGTAAACATAAAAAGGTTTGAATTTCATTTCATCAGTTAAATTAAAATTCCATTGTTTTTTCAAGAAAATATTATTGATATTTTTGATAAGCGGAGAATTTTCAGTGCTTAGTAAGTAAGCACCCCCACGCGCTAAACGTAAACTGATTTCAATAATTTTATTGTCGCGATATTGTGCGTTTACAATACCGGTAAAATCCTTCATATGTGTTTTAACCCATTCAACAACATTAGATGGCGGCTGTAAATCAGGCGAGACTAATTTCCAATCATCACTGAACCCATTTTGTTTATCAGAATATTGATATGTAATTTGATGGACTATTTGACCTTGCAATAAAATAAAATCAGTCATACATTCAGTCGCATCAATAAATTCAGACCACATCATGTATTCATAATCGACGTATTTTCTTAATTCGTCAGCATCTTTCACTTTGAAGCAATTTTTGGATGAAGCACTTAAATGTCCCCAACGAGGTTTGATAAAAATAGGATAATCCACTTTATCTTCACTTCCTTTAAGTTTTTCTAAACGACCACCGACTAAACCTTGACTTTTAACAATCCATAATTTATCATAAACATGCTTGAATCGAGGATAACGTTTATAACAACCTTTATCGTAAAATGGCATTTTATTTGTCAAATGCGTTGTAAATTTATCTATATATGGATTGAAATAACCCATTTTTTTACACCATGGTTCTTCATACTTTAATAAATATTTAAAGATTGCAGACATTTTTATATTATTATGTATATTATGTATTTAATAAAATAATATAAATAATGTTATATTAATATATTAATAGTAATAAAATGTCATTCATGGTAAAAGCTGGTTATGACGCATTTTATAAACATATTATTAATGTTTCATTGCGAAAGACAACTATATGGAATAGAGGTGCTGTTATAGTAAATGGTACAAATTTTAATATTGATGCTGAAAGAGATAACCTAATTGAAATGATTAAATATGATGATATGAATACATTAATGGTAAATAATGCTATTATTTATGAAAATAGAAAATTATTTAATTATGACATTGATTTGAATTATAATTTTCAAGAACAACACGATTTTAGTAAGAAAAATTTATATAATTATATTGATTTTAATATAGTGAATTATAAAACAATGGAAAAAATAACATCACAACGAACGTTGAATTGAACTTTTTGTATCAGATTAAACTTATTATATTAATAAAACCATTTAATAATATACACCTAATAACAAGTAATAAGATGTCTTTTTTAGTTCGAGGAGGATACAATGCGTTAGAAAAAAGTGTGACTAATATTTTTTTGAGAGAAACAAACAAATGGAAGAGTGGTTTAATTACAACAAAACATAATTTTTATTTGGGAAAGGTAGAACCAAATTATGATAATATTTTTGATATGATTAAAGTTGATGAAACTTATTTATTAACGTTGAATAATCGAATTATTTATGAAAATACAACACCAATTGTATATAATGTGAATTTACTTAGTTGTTCTAAGGAGTATAATCACGGAATTACTGATATTGATAGTTTTATTAGTTGGTATAATGTTCCTTATGATAAAATTAAACAATAGGATAAAATTAAATAGGATAAATAAAACGCAAAGAATGATGAGTTAAAACAATAAAAATTATATTTATTTTTATTGTTATTGATAAATTTTAAAATACTTTTTGTGTAAAAGACACTATATCTTTTACATTTAGTTGGAGTAAGCGAGACCACCCATACCGGACATCACGCGGAGCACGTTGTAGTTGGTGGCATAGACGCGAACCTTGGCGGTGCTGGTACCCTGGACGGTAGCGTTAGACAAGACCAACTGGAGAGTGGCGTTATCAATGCGCGAGAAATTGCAAGAGCCCGAGGGCTGGTGCTCTTCAGGGCGGAGGGCAAAGGAGTAGATGTTGATACCAGTGTCGGGGTTACGGGTGTGGTGCTGGTAAGGCTGGACGAGGTCGAAGTAGGTACCTTCGCGCTCGGAGAATCGGTCTTGGCCGTTAAGTTGGAGCTTAGCGGTGACAACGGGATTCTGACCCCAGCAGTGCATGTCGAGGGAGCATTCGGACAAGACAAAGGCGCCGGCATCGGACACACCGGAGGTGGTAACGGTGTTTCCTCCACCTTGGGTGAAGGGAGATCCCCAGTCGCCGTTGGAGGTGACATCGATGGCTCCAGGGTCGTGGAAGAGACCAGAGCCAGACACGAAGTCTCCGGCAACGGTTTCGTTCTTAGCACCGAAGGCCATGATGGAGTTAGGGAGGGCATCAATGCCGTCAGTGTAGTTGAAGGGCTGGGCACCGAGCGTGCGGAAGAGGGTAGTTCCGCAGGTAAGGGACGAGCAGTAGTCAACATTGGCATCAGGCTGGACAACAAAGACCAACTCCTTGCAGGGGTGGTTAAAGTTGAGCTTGATCTTGTTGGAGGACGAACCGACTGATTCATCACCAGTGAACTGAAGCTGTTCGATGAGGTATTCGTGGGGGTTCTGGGCCATACGGCGACGCTCATCAGTGTCCAAGAACACGTAGTCAACATAGAGCGAGGCGGCGACGAGGGACTGGTTGTAGGCCGAGGTCACGCGCTTGCTGACGGCATCAGAGCAGGAGAGCTCACCAACGGCCCACAAGCACTCATCAATAGGGCGGATGTCAAGGTTAATCTTGACTTCGTGGTATTGAAGAGCGATGAGGGGGAGGGCAAGTCCGGGGTTTCGGCAGTACCAGAATTGGAAGGGAACATAGAGGGTAGTTTCGGGGAGAGCATTGCGGGGCTCGCACACCTGGACGGGGGCCGAGGAAGCGCAGGGACCATCAACCGCCGAGAACGAGGGGTCAGTGATGAAGGTAAGCTGGGAAGTGTTACCAATCATCTTGTAGTAACCGCGCTCTTGTTCCTTGGAGAGCGTGAGCTGATTCCACAAGTGCATCCAGTCACCATATTGGCGATCAATGCGCTGACCACCGATTTCAACTTCAACCTGGGAGATCATTTGCTCACCAGGGAAGTCGAGCCAGCGGGCCCACACACCAGCATCGGCAGAGTTCTTCATCGCCTGGTTGATTTCAGGGAGAGTGACCTGCAGGTAGGTGCGGTAAGCCAAATCACCATTGCGACTGATGGTGCAAGTGACACGGCGACCGAAATCGGCTTGTCCGTTAAAGGTTTGTTCAATGGATTCCATCGAAAAGTTGGTATGGCGACGGTAAGTCACCTTCCAGAAGGTAATCTGAGGATTACCGGTAAGGTAAACATCCTGTGCGCCGTAAGCTACGAGTTGCATTAAACCTCCTCCCATTGTTATATTATTACTAAAGAAAAAAAATATACAATAAAAAATTTAATTGAATTTATTACAAATATATACAAATATACTCAAAATACAAAATACTTAAAATTAGACACTATATATGTGTTTATTATTACTAAACTAGTCTATAAAATTTATATAATACAAAATATGATATAAATTGTTAAATTATGGAGTTATTTTGGCAAATTCAAATTAGATTCTATGAATTTTTGTAAATATGTGTCTAAATATACTTCCTTTTTACCCTCGTGTTTTTTTGAAAAAATATATTTATCTTTCTGTTTTTTTATAGACCACCCAGAGTTTAAAGCATTATATAAAAAAGACATCTTTTGTAATTGAATAAAGTCAATATTCAAATCAGATTGAACATTAACGTTTAATTCCATTTTAGCAATAGAATAGAAAACATTAATTATTTCTAAACCAAATGAATAAATTGTTGCTTAAATAAATGCCTTTATGAATATAAATATAATATATATGCCATTATTCAAACCAAAAAATATAAAAAAGATTGTTATACCTAAAAAAAATATTACTACGCTTGATAGTAAACATAAAGAAATTATTGATGAATTTATGAATGATAAGGAATTAAAAATACCAGAATTAAAAAGGGAAAAAAAAGAGATTGGTTTAAAAATAAAAAATGCTAATTTATCGCTTGATGAGAGATTAGAATTGAATGATAAATTAATTGTTATAAGGGAACAAATTCGTTCTCTGAAAATTAAAGAAAAACAATATTTACTAAATAATTCATCCTATGTTTTTGATTATTTTGAAACTAAAAAAAAAATTGCGGATAGTTCAAATAAAACAACTACATTATTAGATGATTTTTTTAAAATAAATGGCGAAGACAATACAAAAGGTGAGCAATTATCACAAGACAAAAAAAATATTCAAACTTATATGGGAAATGTTGATAATAGTTTTTTAGATATAAATAATTTTGTGGTATCAACAGATATATGTCAATTTTGTAATAAGGGGGAAATGATACCAGTTGATTATGAAGGTATTGTAATATGTAATGTTTGTTCTAAAAGTGTCAAGTATTTGGTAGAAAATGAAAAACCTTCTTATAAAGAGCCGCCTAAAGAAGTATGTTTTTATGCATATAAGCGAATCAATCATTTTCGAGAGATTTTGGCACAATTTCAAGCTAAAGAAACGACTCAAATACCTGATGAAGTTATAGATAATATTGTACAACAAATTAAAAAGGAAAGAATAGACTTAACTCAAATGAATAATAAGCGGACTAAAGAAATTTTGAAGAAATTAGGTTATAATAAATACTATGAACATATACCTTTTATTAAAGATAAATTGGGTATTAAACCACCTATTATGAGTTCTGAATTAGAAACAACATTATGTAATTTATTTATGGATATACAAGGACCTTATGCTAAATTTTGTCCGGATGATAGAGTTAATTTTTTAAATTATTATTATACTGTTTATAAATTATGTGAATTATTAAATCAGAATCATTTTTTGCCTTATTTTCCTATGTTGAAAGATAGAGAAAAACGAATAGAACAGGATGAAATATGGAAAAATATATGCGAGGAATTAGGATGGGAATATATTCCGACTATCTAGGTGAGTTGGTGGTTATGTATTTATTTAAATACTTAAATGAAAATAAAATGAAAATAAAATAATTTATAAAAGTTAAATTATTTTATATATATATTTTTAAAAATTTATGCAAGTGTGGTTGTGAACACCTTAAAATCCACCGGGGAAGTGGACTAAGTTAGCACCTATACCGAAGCCGGCACCAGTGCGAGCACTCACACCCATGCTAGGAACATAAGTGTCAAGGATACTAAAGGTAGCAGCAGCGGTTAAAGCAATCAAAGCAATTTCGTCAAACTTCAAGCTTTGTTGAGGGATAGCGAATGCCGCAATGGCAACCATTAAACCTTCGACTAAATACTTGATGGCGCGTTTCATTAATTCTTTCATGTCAAGTCCTAACATTATTATATTAATTATAAAGAAAAAAACTATTAAATTTTTTATTAATAAGACAAATACAAATACAAATACAAATACAAATACAAATACAAATACAAATACAAATACAAAAAGACAATAGATATGAAAAAAACAACTTAAAATATTCTTGATATATTAAAAATATATAATGGCTGACAACAAAAATATTACATATCGCGTTAATCCTGATGGTTCTGAAAATCCTAAATATGTTGATATGTTAGATGAAGATAAGCCCGTTGCTGGTCAAAAATTCACATGTGTGTCTTTTGTGTCTCCTGAAAAGGTTCTGAAAAATCGTGAATTGTTTTTCTTTCAACAATTCCTAAAACAATGGGATATGAATAAATCGCTTGAGAAGTTTAATCAATTTTTGAGTTTTTTGGCTTATAAATATAATATGAATTTTGATGATATTTCCAAAGACTTACAGGATTTCTGTAAGGATGAAAAGGATAAATTGTTTGCTAGCACACTCGAAGATGATTACAAGAATTTTATTGATACCAACGAGGAGCGAATGAATGAAGACTTTATTAAAGAACATAGTTTTCAAACAAGTGTTCGTGGTTTGAAGGTGCGTGGTTCTTATCCCAGCCAAGAAGAGGCCGAAATGCGTTGCAAGTTGTTGCGTGAAGTTGACCCTAACCATGACGTGTATGTTGGTCCGGTCGGTATGTGGATGCCGTTTCATCCTGAATCTTACAAGACCGGACGGGTGGAATATTTGGAAGATGAATTGAACCAGTTGATGCAAGAAAAGACGAAGAATGAAAGCTCAGCAAAGGTTGAGTTTGATAAGCGTATTCGCGAGACGAAAGAAAAGGCGATGGAAGACAATAAGAAAAAGGCACTTGAAAGTGGAAATGTATTGACACAGACGATTGACGAGGATGGAAACTTAGTGAGTGTCAAGGATCGCAATGATGATATTTCGGTTTCTGATTTGCGTAAGGAATTGTTTGAAGGAGAGAATATTATCACGGATAAGAATACGGATCACGGGTTGAGCCGTGTTGCCGAAGTGCGTGAATTGCCTGAAGAATTGAAGGAACCCGCTAAGACTGAATAGGTTAAATATAACAAATGAAAAAAAATGAAAAATATATATAATAAATTATAGATTATTATATATAATGCATCATACGCGTAAAAATAAAGGTGGTTCCTTACCAAGAAGACAAACTAGACGAACAAGAACAAGAACACCAAACCCTTATAAAGTCGCAGCAAAAGCATATGTAGAAGAAATTAAAGATTTACGAGTGGAGTTGAAAGGTATACAAAAAATGTATAGAGATGCGGATATCATATTAAATAATCAGCCAAATGAAAAGGATAAAGAAAAAGCTATGAATGATAAGGAAAACGCAAAATTGGATATGATAGAAAAACATAAAAATGGTTTTCCATTACCTAAAAAGGACGGAGTTGAAATCGGGTTAAATAATCGAGATATATTTAGAATAATTAAAAAAATTCCTATAAAGGAACGCTGGAATATTATTGCAACAGGATATTTAATGATAAGACCATTGGAACAGCGTAGAAGACGTATGGAAAACGCTTTAGCTAAATTTGAGGGGTCAATGGAACCAATAGAATTTAGAAACCAATTAGAATTTTTTAGAAAAATAATTTCATATTCAAACCCAAACGAGATAATAGACGGAAGTGATTTATCTGGTCCATATGGACATGCTGCACCTCCTGCATATAAAAACCCAGGTCCTTCATATAAATCAGAAAAATCTAGTAAATATGGTTTTCCTACAAGTACTCCTCCACCAGAATATCCTCCACCAAATTATGAAGAAGGTGGTTCTCGTCGTAAGCGAAAAAACAAAACAAAACTCAATAAACTTAGAAAAACCAAAAG